ATCAGTCATCCGTTTCATTTCGGCCTTGGGATCATCAACAAACGATAAGGTGCTAAGCATAGTCTGATCTGATACGAGGCCTTTGAGTTTAGAAGCCGCGTCCGCTTCGTCGGTAATGTTCTCCGGAAGATTTCGCGTGAATGCGAAGTTGAGCTTTTGCCAGTCATCGGCTTTGCTTTCTGGAAGAATTGTCCCAACGCTGAATGCAATCCTGTACAGCTCCCGGAGTGCCTGGGTGAACTTACGATCTTGGTTGGCCGCTAGGTTCCTCATTGGTAGCAATTTGTATTGCAATGCAACGCCAGAACTATTGCCGCTGAATGCTTCATCGTTCAAGTTTGCCACCATGCTGATCTGATAAATCATGCTGATGAGGCGGTCAATAAGGTGTTCTTGAATGTCATCGCCATCAGGCTTGGTCAGAAACTCGGCCACACCGTTAGTAGAGTCAGCATCTGGCGAATAGATGATTTGGTTGCCGTTAAGATCAAGCTTTGGATTTCCGTCATCATCCTCTGGCAGGCTCATGCCCCTGATAACCAAGTACGCGTTGTCAAAGTATTCATTCTGGTTTGCCTTTTGGCTTAGCGCCTTGTCTAAGGCATTGATGAGCGTCTCGACGTTCTCAAAGATGCCTTGACGCTCGGTATTCATGAAGAACTCGACTGCTGGTACTTCGTTAAACGGATTGAATCCGGCCGTTCCTTCAAAGCGAACCATATCAAGGGAATATACGCCGTCTTTCAGATACACCTTGCCAGTTAGATTGTTGTCTTCGTCGTGCCAATACATGACAAACGCAATGGATTTGTGTGCTACCGTGTCGTCATAGACAATGAATGAATTGATGGGCGAACTGTATGCAATGCACGTATTGCTGTCTTCGTCTTGGTACAAAAAAGCAAGTGCCCGTCCGTAAATGGCTGCTTGCTTGCTGATTTCGCTTAATTTGTCCTGAACGCTGTTTGTGTCGTTCCACTCTTGCAGCGCGGTATTATCCTGTGTGTTGTCGAGCGTGATCTTCGGTGGAATGCCAATGTAAAACCCGTTGTAGGTATCCACGATATAGTGAGCCAAGTTGCCGACAAGCCGATTGTCCGGCCCGTGGTCTTTGGCATCTTCATGAAGAATCTTGTGCTTGCCAAGATACATCTTTTTAGCAGGTAGATATTTTCTGCGAGCTAGTTCATCATTTGCGCTAATGAAATTGGTGATATCGTCCCCAGTAATAGCTGTGTCTACTGGAAAAATAAATACGTCACCGTCTGTGATTGATCCTTTACCTTGAACTGTTAATATGATGGCCACCTCCTTAGAAGTATTTGCTTGTGTTCTTGAATGCTCGTGCCTTGTTGGCCTGGCTAAGTTTCAACTGTCCAGCATTGTCCATTACCATATATTTGAAAGCATCGACCGTGTGATCGTGCTCTTTGATTACGTGTGGATCGTCAGACTGTGCGGTCTTCTCATCCCACTGGTATTGCTGATGTTCTGAGATGAATATCTTGTTGTCGTCATTGTCCAGGTAGAACACGCGTCCTTGAGCAAGCAAGTTAGACACGAAGTCAATCATGTCCGCTTCCTTGCCCTTGACAATGCCATGCCAGCGAATGCCGAACTCTTTAACAAACTCGTTTCTCAGCGCACCTTCAGCAGAATCAATCGTGTATTTAAGCACGGGATGATTATATTTTGACCTTACCTTATCAATAAACGACTTTATCTCTGGCACAAGGTCACTTGGTGCCTTCTTCACGCTCTGATTAGCTGGAGAATAGTAATAGGTGTCTAGTACGATCAGGTTGTTCTTGGCCGTAACAGCGGCCGCCACGCACGTGGTTGCGCTATTAATATGACCAGCGTCGATTGAGAACACGAGACGCCTAATTGGATCGTTGCTTGGCACCTCATCCAGTCTATGAAACAAATCCATGTTGTAGACGTTGGTTCCTAATCCAATCACATCGCCAAGATAAAGCCAACGGTAGTAGTCATAATCGTTGGCTTTATACTTGTCGATCAGTCTAAGCTGCTGTTCGTCAGTGAACCCAAGATCATCATCGAGATAAGTTGAAGTGTCAATGAAGAAGTCCGGGTCTCCTCTCACACTATCGACCCACTCGTTAATCCAGTCATACGGATTCTTCGGTGGGTTATACGTGTAGAAGACTTGAACTTGATCAACCCATGGTGATTTCTGTCGAATGAAGGTTGGATTAGTTTGGTCAAACACTTCAGCGGATTTAAAGTTAGCTGCTTCTTCATACCACACAGCAATCACGTTACGAACGGTGTTAGACTTCAGCTTTTCAGGTTTATCACCGCCATAGAAGTAGAATGTGCTACCAGTTCCACGATGCGTTATGCGCATAGGCGATACGTTGAACACAAACTCGTCTGTCATTTTGAGCATGTCAATTGCCCAACCGATTTGGCTGTATACAGTATCACGCAAGTTAACCGTGTTCTCTCGAATGACGATTACGTTGGCTTTATGTCCTTGCTGTGCTTGCCTTTTGAGCATCATGAGTAGCTTCAGACTAACTGTCGATGATTTAAATGAGCCACGACCGCCGTTCAGTATCAGATATGGTGCCTTTGACCGCCAAAACGGATAAAAATGTGGTTGCACCATCTTACTTAACTTAATCATCTTCTGGGACGTCATCGACAATCACCGTCCTATCTTGCGAATCCGTATCAGTAAGCAACTTGGCCTTGGCTTCCATGATGTCAGCCTCAGCTTTGGACTTGCGAACATCGGCCTTAGTTTTCTCAATATCAGTAATAATCTTCGTTAGCTGAGCATTGAGCAGCTCATCATTACCAGGGTAACGCTTGAGCAATTCTCGTCCTGCTGCCATGCGGTCTTTGATACTTGGCTTGTTTTCAACAGACTCTGCGCCATCCGGAGTGCTAACTATAATTGTCTCTTTTGCCTCTCCACGAAGTACTGTGGTGAAGTATTTAAGTACCTCAGCAGCCTTGGCAATTTTGTCAGACTCGATGCGTTTCATGCGTTCATCGATGGCAGCTTTAATGTTAGGTTTTGTAAGGTTTTCTGCACCGACAAATCTAGCCGTTCTTTTGCTGTATCCTGCTTCTAGTGCCGCTTTGGTAGCATTGCTATCAGCAATATAAGAATCAACGAACTTCTTCTGTTTTGCTGTCAGTCGCATTACATATCACCACACCTCCCGCATTTGTACAAGCTCTTAGCCTTCCGTATATTGTTTGATCTTGTCAACCCGCAAGTCGCACCATTCATCATGTGTGCCGTCTGCCTTGTAAACTGTTACGACTGGCATTGATCGGTATCCCAGCTTGCGGAACCGTTCGTAGTCGTCCGCGTCTGCTGTGACTGTTTGCACTGGCATTACACGTGACAGTTTTAATACTGTTCGCCGGCACTTTTGACAGCGCGGCTTCGTATAGATAATTGCGTTCATGTGTTTCTCTTCTCTCGATAGCTTCTCAATGATTGCTTGCTCTGTGTGGCTTACATATCCGTAACCGACTCGCTTCATTCCATTAGACATAGTAGATCGCCCTCGTATCATGATCGCTGTATTCGACCAGCTCAAACGTTTTGTGAGCAACCACGCCAATATCATCTGTCCACTTATCCGTAGGTTTCCGCGTTGATACTTGACGCTGAACGAATCCGCCTAAGTCTTTACTCATCTCGCTATGAAGGTGACCAGTGAAAAGTTCGCGGTTCTGTGCCGTTCCCAGCATGAATCCAAACTCGTCTAAGTATTTTGCAAGGTAGTTATTCTTGCCCTTGTCACCATGAGTGGCACCAATGAAGTTGTGACCGAGCATTGTGCCTTTGTAATGCTTCAGTGATATATCCCAAGTGATGTTTTTCTGGTTGCTGTAGGCGCGTTTCAATAGACGTGCAAACATATATCCAACTGACGGGTCGTGGTTACCTGGCGCATACATGACCTCACACTCATTGGCATTCTTAATAATCGCTTCAATCAGTGTCTCGAAGTATTGTTCCATTTCGTTCACAGTCTCGCCTAGGTCAGTTGTTTCGAGCTGTGTGCCCTTTGCTGTGGTTGAGTTGATATTGTCCACGTGAGCAAGATCGCCGCCCAGAATGAGCAATATTTTGGCGTAGTGGCCGCGTTGAATGATTTCTAGTTGCCGTTTAAGAGATTCCGCATAGACGTCGAATGTGTGACCGTTGAAATGCGTGTCAAATGCAGGAATGACCAGATAGCGATCTGATTCCACAAAAATAGGAGCCTTAGCTTGGTATGGCTCCTTGTGTGTGATGATGTCATTCATCAATGATTCGTATTGTTCTGCTTCGACTAACGGCCTAATTTGTATCTTGCTTTGATACAACGTTGCTTCAGGCGTTTGCTTCCAGAAGTTGCTTGTAGCACGTACAAGCTCCCACTTGGTGTAATCATACCCGTGAGCTTCCAGAACCTCTCTAGGCGTCATTTTGTGGCCCCTGACAACCTTTAGAATGGTTTCACTGGACTGCGTACCGTCTGAATCGTATTCATTCTTCAGTGGCTTCTGAAATTCGATACCAAGCCTTTTCGCTTTACCTTGAAGCGCATCATAGCTAATTCCGAGCTTGTCGGCCGTTTCTCGTCTAGTAAAGCCTTCAGAGGCGAGCTTCCTAATGTCACCGATCTGTTCATCTGTCCATTGCATCTACTCGCCTCCGAAAATATAATGTCCGTGAGCAGTTTGATGACGCTGCTCACATTCTCATGAAGAACTTCCCGAGTTCTTAAGCCCTCGGATTAGGCCCCGAAAGCTTTTTTGTTGCTTAAAAAATTTCGATGAGTTAGAATTAAATTGTTCCCAACAGATACTCATTTTCACTCCTTTGTAATACCCTTTCTTTAGGCTCTCGGCCCCCAACCGAGGGCTATTTTAGTATCTTCTATCAGGAATGTGATAATATATATGCGTGAGCAGCGGCTTTCTCCTCCAAGTCAATCGCTGCTACTCACACA